TTCATATCCCATGGCATTTGACGACGTAAGAAGTCACGACTGATTAATTTATCACCACGTGCTTGAAGCCCAAAGACCAAAGCGCGGTTAGGATCAAGTCCAGCCATCATTCCGTAAGATACATCTACCCAGTAATCGCCATCAATATCTTTTTTGGGCGTATACTTAATTTCGTAAGGTGCGCCAGAGACAACGCCACGAACTTCTTTTTCAATATCGCCAAATAGCGTTTCATCCATCATAAATGCAATACGCATAACTTGGCGGAATACTTCTGCGAAGACAGCCTGTGCTGTCTTTACCTGTGTATCAAATCCGCCCATAAGGGCTTCAACACCACGACCTGTAACGATAGAACCAGACTGTTGACCAAGACGACCTTGTGGGTATCGTGCGCCTACGCGTAGTTCTTCATCAAGTTGTGCGCCTTCNTGGAAGATTCCATTAGGAATATCCAAACCAACGCGACGAATCTTTTCTGGATTGGCAGAACGAATTGTTGCATCTGGACCAATCTCAANTACGTTCACATCTGCTGGTAGGGCAAATGGAGCCTGTACTGACTTCTGTGCTGCTTCAAGTTGCAAGGTGGCAAAGCGTGCCTTGGCTACTTGTACCCACATAATATCATCAAATTGTCCGCGTTGATTCTCATCGGAATCAATNCCTGGGCGAACAGCAATAACCACTGGTAGTTCACCAATAAGATTCTTGGCGCGGTCTAATACAAGGTTGCTACGCTCTGGAACAAATAGGATTACTTCATCTTTGTCTTGATAGCGAAATACTTCTAGTGTGCGCTCTGAGTTGCGATTCTCATAAGGCCCACGGATATTGCCTTCATATTCAGGAAATTCATTACATAGTTCGCGTACTGTCTTATTGTATCTCTTTGAGTACGAAAGCAATTTACCAAAGCGGTCATACTCTGGGTATGCTGCAATTGGATTATCAATGCGGATTACTGGGCGTTTGTTTTCCCAGTCTGGCTCTACAATGAAAGGAAGCATGCCGAAGGTTACGTAACGGTCTGCGCCTGTGTACATTAGCGTTTGTAGACGACATGTGTCACGGTAACCAGCGGCAATCATAGTGCGCTTATCAGCCTTCTTGCGTGCGCGGTCTGAGACAGAATCTGTCGAGTCGCAGTTGAAGGCTGGCAGTGGTGCGATAACTTCCGCAACGTCACGTGCAGCAATATCAATAAAGTTGGCAGTCATTGGTTTAGGAAATTCATCTGGNAACATTCCAGGATATACTTGCTGAATATCTCCAGCACGGATGGCCTGTAGATCGGTCCAGCGTGCATCACGAGTGTGGTAATGATCGCGCAACTTGCGGATCTTCACCGACAGATCGTTAATGTCTAGACTCATACGTAACCCCCGTTAGCGGCCAACCTCTGTTGAAGTTGTGCATATTCTTCCAAGTTAACAACCTTACGTCTAGCAAGATCCATTGGTGTGGCAAATGGATTTTTGACGAAGGTTCCGCCATAAGACCCAGCCTGATTGATATAATCTCTCATCTGTGTCTCGGCAAACCAGAGGGCCATTGGGCCGTCTTGTTTATTTTTAGTCCCTGCTGACCAGGTAATTAATTGCTCGATCAGCGCCTTAATATGTTCATTGTCGGCCCTTGGAAGTTCCAAGAGATTGTTCTTCATGTACTTGCCTTGATTATCAATCATGCCAAAAAGTGGAGCCATTGAGGCTACACCAAATTCTAAATCCATTTTATTGCCACCCGTGTAATGCTGGACGAGGCGAATGCCTCGGCTGGCAAGAAACGAGTTGATCTGTTCATCTTGAGTAAGGAAAAGTTGAAAAGCGTTCTTCTCAATAACCCAAACCTTTGGTTGNTACTTTTCAGTCCAACTACGGATAATCTCACGAATGGCCTGTGGAGTAGGAGCGGGCATACGGTTTGCTTCTAACAAATACCGCTTGCCAGTTATTCTATCTCCAGCGTAAGCCACAGAAAAGGTATCCCCAGACATGGCGGGATCCATCGAGCAGATTACATATTGGCTACTAAGGGAATCAGGATGGCCAGGAGCGCCTGGGATTAGCGGCCCAGAGGCACGCATACCGCTGATAGATCCTCTAACACACTCTGGCGAAAAGATGGCTGTAGATTCAACGTCCTGTTGTTGATAGACCATTGCCCAAGTTTTAGGATCAATTAAGCCACGACGACGGCGAAGATGCTCACCAGACCAGCGAGGGTATAAACCATTCTCATCTGGCTCAGTAGCGTCAGCGTCCCAAGGACGATCTGACTTAGGCCATAGGGTTACCCAATCCTTTGGGTCATCAGNAAATTCAAGTACCGCTGGCATAGCCAAGTAAGTCCAAGGACTACGGTTGTCAGGATAACGTTCAGGGTTGCGCATCTCACGGTATAGATCCATTGGATCTACACGTGTGCCAACTACTAAAATCTTTCCCGTTGGTCCAACACGTGTCAAGACTTCCTGCTGGATCCATCTTAATTGCTTTTCAAATTCGCCAGCGTTAGCCAACGTTACGCAGTCATCAAGGATAATTAAATCTGCACGTGCGCCATAAATCTGCCCACCCACACCCAGTGCTTGTACGGTAGGATCTTTTTCACCAGATTCGCGCTCAAGGTAGATAGCGTCTTGCGTCCACTTCTCAGCGGTGGCTTTATAGCCTTCCACTGGTGCGTAACGTCTTTGAAGTTCAGCCCACTGTGGCGAGGTCAAGCGTTGCTTGATTGCGTAAAGGAATTCTTTGGCCATACCCTGGGTCTTAGAGACAATCTTGATACGGACGTTAGGATTGGTGACAATCCTATAAGTCACATAGTCAATGCTGACAGTCATAGACTTAGCATGCTCTGGGGGCATATTTACCAGAACGTAGTTCTTAAAATTCTTTTCATAGGTCATGGCGCCATGCAGCCAGGCTGGCTCACCTTCTTCAAGAAGGGAAGTCACATTGCGCTGGTGAGGAAAGGTCATGGAACCTAGATACTTAGTACGAAAATCTTCAAAGGAGATATTGGCGTCTTCCTCNGAGATAGTCCCTTTTCGGCGCTTGATAACACGCGCCAGATCAATCGCCTCTTTAAACTGAGGATCGGATGCACGGTAGTACTCATAAGACTTGACGGATTTACCAACGGCGCGGCAAGCGTCTTCTACGGTTACGCCTTCGTTGATAAGATCAACGAGGCGCTTTTTGGCGTCAGGCGCGGAAAGAGTAGCGCCTTCGACAAGCCGATACTTCTTTGGGTCTTTGATAGCCAATGGTTCAATCTCCTTTGGGGTGAGATTAGAACTATCCCACTGCGAAGCATCCCCTATGGGGAATGCTCTGGTTAACTTAGGGGGCGCCGCCAGGCGCACCTGGCGTCTTCCCTATGGGTTAGCGATGAGGGCCTTAAGCCCTCAGAGCGACTCGTTCGTTCGTCTCTTGCGACATCCTCGCTGTGAGGCTCGGCTGTCTAGAGCCGAACGACAGGGCTGTTTTAATTTAACCCCTTACTTATACTAAGGCGGGATAAAACCGCTTTATCCCTAGTAGGGGTGTGTGATTCTCATCACACCGTTTATAAGTGCAGGTCAGAGTGGGTTTTTTTAAAAAATATATTATTTATCAAGCCGTTTTAGTTGGTATAAATTATATTTATAAAAAATTCTTTGGTTGATAGTTACTATCATAGTGGCGCTGATATTAAAACCCTGGGGTTGAACTGTCTAGAAATTAGACGGAAAGGCATATATTGTCTAGCAATACTGACGAGTAATGTCCGATTTGTCTACGTGCTTGGTTAAGACATTTCTGGTTTATTTGTCTACGTATAACGCTTTATATTGAATCGTTATATGCCAATATTTCCCCGTTATCGCGCGTTAGTGAGCGGTTTAGGGACGGGAATGGGTGAGTGATGGTGAACTGTCCATACGGCGATATACGGCGATATACCGCGAACTATCGCCATCCATCCCTACCTAATCGCATCCATCGGCGCATCCATCATGGCTATTAGATCGAGGCATCATGGTCAGACTTCCAGACCATAGGCAGATAGTCGAAGAATGGGCAGAAATTGGGCAAGATAACGAATTATAAATCTTGGACATTATTGGGCTTTTTGTCTCAAGTTAAGGTTCAGAAAATAGTTTGGCTTCTAACTTGCTTTTCCTTGAGAAAAGAGGAGAATAATCTCAATGGGAAAGCAATAAGCAGACCCAA